AACAGGTAGGGAGAAATCTCTATCTTTTGCCCTCAATGCTCCCCTTTTTTATATTATAAAAATCAATGGGGCAGAAAGGGAGTGGGGTATTGCCTTATTCAGCTAAAAAGAAAAAAACTGAAGATAAAGAAAAGCCAAATGTGTTTGACGAAAAGGACGAGGCTTTAAGGAAGTGTCAAGACTGGTTTGATGTTGACCGGAACGCCAAGTGGGATTATACCAAGGAGATGGAAGAGAATTATAAGCTTTTTCGTGGGGACCATTGGGACTTAACTGGTAATGACGGAACACCGCTAAGGACAGAAAGGCAGAAAAAGGCCAGGCCCAACGCAGTGGAGAACATTACCTTTGCTTTAGTAGAGGGGCTTGTAGCAGAGTTTTCCGAGGACGTGGAGATAGTAGACTACCCTGTTGAAAAGAACGATGACGAGGTAGCCCGAAAGATGACACAGCTTAAAAAGTTTATCGCTTACAAAAACAGAGTATCTGCCGAAAGGGAGGGCTGGCTAAGAAACTTCTTTCTTTACGGAACAGCCGTCTGGCACATATTTTGGGACCCCTTTTGGGAAGGTGGTAGAGGCCCTAACAGGTGGAGCGGTGATATAAGGTGGAAATCCCTGCACCCGCAGGCTTTTTTCCCTGACGCAAGGTGTCGTGATTCCTTGGAGGACGGCAGAAGGGTTCACAAGGCTTACTATCGCACACAGGAAGAGATAAAAGAGAGGTATGATGTAGATGTAGAGGCAGACATTATACGTAACGATATGCTGATAGGCGAGGAATACGAGGGCACTGATATTATGTTTGACCAGGGTGAAGAGCAGGTATTACTGGTGGAAACATGGTATAAAGGTGAACCGCTATTTCTTGATAAGGACGAGGAAAACCAGGGGGCTGGTATGCACATCATATGGTGGGCTGGTGACGGGAACCCTACTTACCTGAAACATGCTAACTATGTTTACCATGAGCCAGGAGAAACGCCTTTATTTCCTTTTATAGTAAGGCAGAGGTATCCCAGGGAGAACAGCATTTGGGGCTTTGGCGAGGCACACTTTATCAAGCAACCGCAGATTGTCCTCAACAAATCAGCAGAGATGATTTTAGAAGGGCATATGCACGACGCTATAGGGCAGACCTTTTACGAAGAAAACGCATTAAACAAGAAGCAGAAAAAGATGGTGGAGGACTACGGCACTATGCCGGGCATGTGGATACCCTGTAAGAGCATACACGGTATTAAGAGAGAGTATAGCCGGGGTGTTCCCCCAAGCCTACAGCAGGAGCCTGCCCGACTTCAAAAGATGATAGAATCCATTATTGGTAGGTTTGATATGAGCCAGGGCAGGACACCGGGAAGCGTAACCGCTTTCAGGGCGCTTGACCTTCTGGCTTCCAGGGCACAGGTAAGGTTAAGGAGCGCCGAAAAGTCTATGACTACGGCCTACGAGGATGCCGGTAATTATATAAACGAATTGATATATAGATTTTATGAGGAAAAGCGGGTATACCGAATTTTAGGGACAGAAACAGGCGAGAGGGAAGAACAGTACATGGACCCCTCTACCCGACAGATATTTAACGGTCAAGAGGCCAGGGATAAATTCGGAGAGGATATATCAGAGACAGGGTTGTTATCTGCCCCCGGCAGGGATACAGGGCCTACTTATGACGAGTTCCACCCGGAAGAGGCTAAGAGGGCCTATGTTTATGAAACAGGCGATGTAATTCCTATGGAGGAATTTTCTCCTTACGAAGATTGGCAGGAGGGGCAAGAGTATGAGATTTATTGCCCTCAGCTTGATGTAATATGCAAGGTATCTTCTACACTACCTACTGACAGGATGTTTTTCATGGAAGTAGCCAAGGAGCTATATGGGGGAGAACTAATTGACCCCGAAACCTTCTGGTATGTATTGAGTTACGGTAAGTTTCCGCCCTTTGAAGAGTTGATGGAGAAGGAGCGGGAGAGGATGGCTATGATGCAGGAGCAGCAGCAGCAGGAAGCGGCTATGCAGGGCCAGGAAGAAGGACAGCCGGCTCAAGCAGAACAGGCAGGGGGTGATGTTGTTGAACAGGTTAGGCAGGCCTTAGAAGCCGACCCCGAACTATTAAGAGAGTATGCCTCATTAGACGAGCAGGGGCAGACAGAAGTTTTGGCAGATATTATGCAGAGGACAGGCCAGAGCTAGTAAGACCCTTTACGGCAGGGGCTAAATGCCGGTTAACCTATTTTACCTCTTTTAAAAAGGGGTTGACCTACGGGAAAGGCCGGAAAATCTACAGCCATACGGGGCTATAAGCCGGGGAGGAAAAATGTTTACAGAGGAAATTATGAATTTTGACTTACAGCTTTTTGCAGAACCAGAAGAAGTGGAGGATGACGACCCTTCAAAGAGTGATGATGACGATAGCCTGGATGTTTCCAGTATCTACGACGAAGACGAAGAAGATGACGAAGAAGAGCCTGATGAAGAAGAATCTGACGAAGAAGAGCCAGAAGCAAAGGGCGAAGAAGAAGAACCTGACGACTCTACCCAAAAGGTGTTTACACAGGAAGAGGTTAACCAGATAGTAGGTAGCGCCAGGATTAAGGGTCGTGAAGTAGAGGAATACGCTAAGGAACTGGAAAAGCTAACAGGTATGGATATGAAGGGTGTTATTGAGCACGTCAGAAACTCGCAGGTAAAGCAGAAGGCTGACGAGCTTGGATTAACGGATGAAGAAGCCGAAGAGATGGTTGAAAAAGACCGTAAATTGGCAGAAATGGAAAAAGAAATGGAAGATTTCAAAAGGAAGCAGGAAGAGTATAACTATAACCAGGAAAAGGCAAGGTTTCAATCAGACCCTCTTGTTAAGAAGTATGAGAAGGAGATAGACGCTTTTTCCCGAGACCAAGGAGGTAAAATAGTTATACCCTTTGAATCGGCCATGAAGTACGTGTTAGGTGAAAAGTTGGCAAGCGGCGAGATTAAGGATAATCTCAAAGCGGGCACCGAGAATCAAACCCTCGCCAACCTGAAGAAGAAAAAGAAAGTGGCCCCGGAAACCGGCTCATCAAGCGGAAAGTCTGGTACCAGCGGCCTAAGCAAAGACGAAAAGGCACTGGCTAAAGCCATGGGGGTAGACCCCAAGGAGTGGGCCAAGCAGAAGAGCTCTAAGTAAATAGTTTGACAAAAGACCAAAGCTTTCCTGATAAGTCAGGGAGCTTAATTTTATTATGAGAGGTGAAACTTAATGTCTTATAGCGCAGATAGAACGACTACTGGCTTTGAATGGCTATACAACCTTGCCGGCCATGCACCTAACCCTGTTCCGTATGAATTAAAGCCTGATACGGAGTTTAAGAAGGGCGTTTTGGTGGTAGTTGATGACGGGCTGGTTGAGCCGGCAGATAACACTACCAATATTACCGAGGACGTTCTCGGGGTAATGGCAGAAGAAATAAAGCAGGCCGATAACCCTTCGGACAAAGTTACTTACGGCAGGGTATACACTAACCCCTTGGATGTGTTCAGGGTAAGCGTAACAGGCCAAAACGATGTAACAGCAGACGGTGGTTCGTCCACCGTATTTGAAACTGCCAGCAACATACATGATGACCTGAAGGGCGCTACCATGTATGTTTATGAAGGCGATGCCAAGGGTACCGTAAGGACCATTAGCGCCGTGGCAGACGACAATGCTACCGTTTATGAAGAGTTCCCCGAGGANATAGAGTCCGGGGACAAGGCGGTAATTATCGGTTTTGACGACACAAACGGCGCCTTTTGGCCTGGAATGAGCGGTGTTTTTGCTGATAGCGACGGCCTGAAGGCTAATGTAGGTAAAGCAGCTAACAACGGTCCGCTTCATATTGTGAAGATTGACGCAATCAACCTAATGGTTGATGTGCTTGTTGTGAAAGCATAATTAACTAAATTTATTTGATGGAGAGGTGAATAACTCATGCAAATACGTGATAACTGGGGTGAACTTTTAGAACCGGGTCTTAGAACCATTTGGGACAAGCACCTGAAAAAGCTAAAAGACTTTTTACCCACTTTTTATAACATGGAAACATCTAAGAAGGCTGCTGAACATTCCCTGGGGACAGGCTCTATGGGGCTTATGAAAGACTGGGAAACGACAGGCAACCAAGTATCGTATGAAACTATTTACAAGGGTTTTCCTAAAACCTATATGCACAAGAAGTATTCAAATGGTATGCAGATAGAGAGGGAACTCTTGGAAGATGACCAGTACTCGGAAATTAAGCGTAAAACCAAGGCACTGGCTATGTCTGTGTA